ACGTCATGCACAACAATTAAAAATGATTCAGCAACAAGGTGTAAGAACAGAACCTATTATTGTTGCTAAACTCAACAACGGGTATGATTTGATTGAAGGCTGGCATAGAACTATTCAACACTTACAACAATATCCAGAAGGTTATACTGGTCCTGCTTGGGTTGCGTATGGTGCGACTTATACAAGTGAGTCAAAGCAAGGTGTGAAAGAAAATTTAAGAGCATGGTTTGGCAAAGGCAAAAAGGGCGGAGCCGGAGGTGGCGGTTGGGACCGTTACAATACCAAAGGTGAACGCATAGGCAAATGTGGCGATGCAAAACCCAATGAAGGTAAACCAAAATGTCTTAGTAAAAGTAGAGCAGCATCATTAAGAGCAAAAGGTGGCAAAAAAGCAATAGCTGCCGCTGTAAATAAGAAGCGCAGGGACGATCCTAATAAAAATCGTACTGGTAAGGCTAAAAACGTTAGCAATACTGTAAAAACTAGGAAGAAAAAATAATGCGTATCAAAGAATTTATACAACACATACAAGAAGAAGTAACACTTGAAGATACACAAGATTTCCATGAAGAGTATGGTTACCTAGGTTACAGCGTAGACGAAAACGACTTATTTGAAGCAGAGTATCAGGGCCGCAAAGTTAAACTAAACAAGCCAATGCGTGGCGATGTTAAAAAGTTTCAAGTTTATGTAAAAAACGAAAAAGGCAACGTAGTCAAAGTTAACTTTGGTCACGGCGGCACTAGTGCTAAAAAAGCTGGCCAAAAAACTATGCGTATCCGCAAGAGCAATCCTAAAGCACGTAAGAGTTTCCGTGCTAGACATAACTGCAAAAATCCCGGTCCTCGCACATCTGCTCGTTATTGGAGTTGCAGGGCTTGGTAATATGGCTTTAGTGTATAAGATTACAAACAAAGTTACTAATAAAGCGTATGTTGGATATACCGACTCAACGTTTGAATGGCGTTTGGATCAACATTTTAAAGCAGCAGAGAAGTATGAAGGTAGTTCTCGCAAGTTCTACAACTCAATACAAAAGCACGGCACAGGTTGTTGGACAGCAGAAACACTATACGAAGGACTAACTGTAGAACAAGCAAAAGAACTAGAGATTAAATCTATTGCCAAGTTTGACACATATAACAATGGCTATAACTCAACACTAGGCGGTGATGGCAACAACGGTATTGTTCAAACCGAGGAAGCAAATCGTAAGCGTAGCAAAGCACTCAAAGGCATTGCCAAAGATTACGATCGTATGCTAGGTAAAACGCATACAAAAGAATCAAAGCAAAAGATTGCACAAGCACACACAGGTATGAAAAAGCCGTGGGTCAAATGGACTAAAGAACAAGTAGAAAAAAGAGCAATGACACGCAGATCATTAACCAAAGAACAGCACGATGATATTCTACACTTACGAGCAGAAGGTCTAACTATTCGCGAAACAGCAGAACAAGTTGGCTTATCGGCGGATATGGTTAAGAAGTGGGCTAAAATGGAGTGGGCAATAGATTAGCCTGTGGTGTCATATTGATAAGCAGATAAATACCCAGTAATTTATAGCTTAGAGGAATATCAGTATGAAAGCCAACTTAATCCGTCAAACACTAGACATGCTTGAAGCAGTTGAAATGGAACTAGTCGCAAATCGTGACTTTGATCTTGTCGAAAAAGCTGAGAAGAATGGAAAAGTTTATGCACTTGGAAACACAGAGCATGACGACGGTGATTCTCGCAAGAACGATTTTCAAATCTATGTTAAAGTGAGAGACGGCGGATTTGAGCATAACGATAAATTTTATCCCCAAGAGTTTTATACACGAGTAGAATCACTTAAAGTAGGTTCCTACGGTACTGAATCAGAAGCACTGAGAGAATTTGAAGCCCGGATTGAAAAAATATAATGGCATCTTTAAATGTTACCCTGTTAAAATGGTGGATTCAGGTTTCATGTATTGTATTCGGCAGTGTTGTTGCGTATCAACTAAGTTGGTGGCATGCGCTCTGGGATGCAGACATCACCAAAATTAGTATTGGAATCCTAGGTGTATTTGCTGTAACTATGTTACTCACCGGTTACATCAGCAAGAACTACCAGGACAAAAAATCACAAGCACTTGGAAATTATGTATGGTTTGCCAGTGAAGCAATGATCACACTGGGCATGATTGGCACAGTTGCTGGGTTCTTGCTTATGCTTGGAACTGCCTTTAGTAACCTTGATGTTACCAACATTGCCAATATACAAGCAGCTATTGCAGACATGGCCATTGGAATGAGTACAGCATTGAGCACTACATTAGTTGGACTAATTTGCTCAATCTTAACAAAAGCACAAATGGTTATTTTGGAGAATAGCTGGGAAAATGTCGACTAAACAACGTTACAAAAGCAGTTTTGGATTTATAGATTTACTATTCAATCTTCTAGTAGGATTTACATTTATGTTCATCCTGGCTTTTATGCTGATTAATCCCATAGCTAAGAAACACAACTTTGATCCCAAAGCAGAATACATGGTAGTTATGAGCTGGGATCCACAAAGTGCAACTGACATTGACATGTGGGTGCAGGATAATTTAAACAATATTGTTAGTTTTAGAACAAAGAATATTGCACTAATGCATTTAGACAGAGACGACCTAGGTTATAGAAATGACACGTTTATTAGTGAAACGGGCGCAACAGTGAAACATGAAATTAACCGTGAAGTATTAACTATCAGAAGCAGAGATCCAAGAACATATACTGTAACTACACACTGGTATTCAAAAATAATTAACGCGAATACTGGTGCAGAACAGGTTACCATTGAGTTGATACGTCTTAATCCTTATAAAGAAGCATCTATTAAACAAATAATTCTTCAAGGCCCTGGTGACGAAAAGCATGCATTTACGTTTACGGTATTGCCAGATGGCAATTTAGAATTAGACGATACTGAAAAACTCATTGTCAATGATGCTGATAACATATCAAGAAAAAATAATTGAGGATAGAAAATGATCGATTTTAACATTACTACTACTCAGTTAGCCGCAATTTGGATCTTTGCTGGACTATGCTGTATGATTCCCATGTTTGTTAAACTTTCATGGCAAAAGTTTTTAATTATCCCAATTGTGTTATTTTCTATATGGATTAGTTTTGAAACTAACCGGGAGTTTATCGGCGCACCAGTGTATGACAAGCCTGCTAAGTTTATATACAAGCATCACAGTATTTCAACCATGAATAACGAAAAGTGGATTACACTTTGGGCAATGGTTGAAAAGAAAGACAGACTATATAGATTTGTATATGATAAACAAACTCAGAAAAAATTAAACGAAGCTAAGAAACGGGCATCTCGTGGCCGTGCTACCATTGGCGAGTTTAAGAAAAAAGAACCCAAAAATAGACTTAATCGCACAGATCAAACAGAGTTAATTACTTACGATTTTCCCCATCAGGAAGCCTTTCCTAAAGATAGCAAATAAATTTATTGTTCTAGTAAGTATTTAGGTTGCATTGTATGCAAGCCTGTGTTATTATAATAGACAATTACAAATTACATTTAGAAGGATCGTAATATGAGTAACGGTGATCGCGTCTTTACCGCAGAACAAAAAGCAAAACTATCACACTTAATTCAAGAAGGTATGACTGTAATGCAGGAAGTTGATGACCTCACAGAAGGCCTCAATGACACTGTTAAAGCAATTGCTGAAGAGTTTGAAATTAAACCAGCAGTTCTTAAGAAAGCAGTAAAAACAGCATACAAAGCAGACTTCTCCAAGCACAGCGAAGACTTGGCAGAGCTTGAAAATATCTTGGCTACCGTTGGCAAACTTCAGTGAAGTTACTCAAATACATCGGAGAGATTGGTGGTATCGTTGGTGCTTTAATGGTAGCAACGAACACTGATCTCTCTGCGTATGGATATATTTTCTTTACTAGCAGTTCTGTTGCATGGACAATAGCTGCTTTTTTTATGAAGGAATGGTCTTTAATGCGTATGTCGTTGGTATTCACCGTTATTAACTTTTTTGGCTTGTATCAATGGTTTATATAATTGAATAAAAAACCCTATCAATGGCTAGCATGGCTAGCAACATTAGCATTAGTGTCAGCAGCAAGCCTTGCTAGTTTTGTTCCTGAATGGTATTGGCACCACTGGGCATTTATCATAGGCAATTTACTATGGGTTGCTGTTGGGTATTTGTGGCGAGAAAATAGTTTACTCTGGCTAAACATTATGTTAACATTAATATATATTATAGGATTAATTGTATGAGTTATGTCGACGCTTGGTTTGATAAACAGCATGATAGGATTCACGCTGTAGAACGTGTGGAGGGACGCAGGGAATTCCGTGAGTTTCCTGCGAACTATGTGTTCTATTATAACGATCCCCGCGGCAAGTTTAAAACTATCTATGGTAATCCAGTAAGCCGTTTTAGCACACGCAATGGCAAGGAGTTCCAAAAAGAAGTAAGAATGCACGATAGAGGTTCTCTATGGGAGAGCGACTTTAATCCTGTGTTTAGATGTTTAGCAGAAAACTATCTGGGTGTTGATGCTCCCAAACTTCAAACTGCTTTTTTTGATATCGAGGTGGACTTTGATCCTGAACGTGGTTACAGTAGTCCTGATGATCCCTTTAATGCTATTACAGCCATTAGCGTCTACTTAAACTGGATGGAGCAGATGATTACACTGGCGATTCCTCCTAAAACTTTGAGCATGGAATCTGCAAAGGATCTAGTAAGCGAGTTTTCCAATACATTCCTGTTTGAAACAGAAGCTGAGATGTTGGCTACATTCCTGGATCTTATCGACGATGCTGATGTTCTTAGTGGTTGGAACAGTGAGGGTTATGATATTCCGTATACTATTAACCGCACTATTCGTATACTAAGCAAGGATGATACTCGCAAGTTTTGTTTGTTTGGACAATATCCCAAGAAGCGCACATTTGAACGCTTTGGCTCTGAGCAAAACACATATGACTTAATTGGCAGACAGCATTTAGACTATATGCAACTGTATCGCAAATATACATATGAAGAGCGGCATAGTTATGCACTGGATGCTATTGGTGAACACGAACTTGGTGAACGTAAAGTACAATACGAAGGTACCCTGGATCAGCTATATAATCAGGACTTTAAAAAGTTTATTGACTATAACAGACAAGACACTGCATTGCTGGATAGGCTGGATAAGAAACTCAGATTCATTGACTTGAGTAACGAACTTGCACATGCCAACACAGTGCTACTTGCTACCACAATGGGTGCGGTTGCTGTTACAGAACAGGCTATTATCAACGAAGCACATGAGCAAGGATTAATTGTTCCTAATAGAAAACAACATGGAGACGAAGATCGTGTACGAGCTGCTGGTGCTTATGTTGCAACTCCTAAACGTGGGTTACATGACTGGGTCGGCAGTATCGATTTAAACAGTCTGTATCCTAGTATTATCCGTTCGTTAAATATGGCTCCAGAAACTATCGTTGGACAACTTAGAATGTCCATGACTGAGAAACATATCTCAAGTAGGATGGCAACTGGTGCTACATTTGCAGGTGCTTGGGAAGGCATGTTTGGTACACTTGAGTACAAGGCTGTTATGGACATGGACGTTGGCACAGAAATTACCATTGACTGGGAAACAGGCGGTGAAGACACGCTAAGTGCAGCAGACACCTGGCGATTAATCTTTGACAGTAACAAGCCCTGGATCTTAACTGCTAACGGAACTATACTTACACACGAAAAGAAAGGTGTGGTGCCAGGACTACTAGAACGCTGGTATACAGAACGTCAAGAGATCCAAGCAAAGATGCGTACTTGCGAAGGTGAAGAGCGTGCCTTCTGGGACAAGCGACAGTTGGTTAAGAAGATTAACTTGAACAGTTTGTATGGTGCTATTCTTAATCCAGGATGTAGATTCTTTGATCATCGTATTGGACAGAGTACTACACTAACTGGCAGGGCTATTGCCAAACATATGAGTGCAAAAGTTAATGAGTTACTAACTGGCAAATATGACCACACAGGCGATTGTATTGTTTATGGTGACACTGACTCGGTTTACTTTAGTGCATGGCCAGTTATTAAAGATGATGTTGAAAGCGGAAAGATGCAGTGGGGTAAAGAACAATGTATCCAACTCTATGATCAATTGGGCGAGGCTGTTAACGAAACATTCCCCAGCTTTATGGAAACCGCATTCCATACTACTCGCAAACACGGTGAGATTATGGCTGGTGCTAGAGAAGTAGTGGCACTCAAAGGTTTGTTTATCACTAAAAAGCGTTATGCTGCACTAGTTATTGATAATGAAGGTCAGCGTTTAGATCTAAATGGCAAACTAGGCAAAATGAAAGCCATGGGTTTGGATCTCAAACGTTCAGATACTCCTCCAGTTATGCAAGAATTTTTAAGTAGCCTATTGATGGATGTTCTCACTGGTAGTAATGAGGATCATGTGGTAGAGCGTATTAAAGAATTTAAATATCAGTTTAAAGATCAACCTGGCTGGGAAAAAGGCACTCCCAAGCGTGTTAACAACTTAACCATGTATACTGCTAAAGAATGGTCCACTGA